CAAAAGTTTTCGTTTTTGCAGATTAAAGTTCTGAGATTGGAATTCTGCAATGGCGTCACGCGGCGCAAAACCAAAACCAGCGCATTTGAGGCTCATTGATGGAACGCGCAATGTAACACGTCATGGGACCGAAAGCGACCTGAGAAATATAGCTGAAAGCGCGTCCAACAAATTCGGCAAGCTTTCTCGTCCAAAATCCTTAAAGGGTGAAGCTCTGACTGCCTGGAAGCGTTACATCGAGCCGGCATCGTGGCTTGACGGTTCTAAAGAGCCCGCTGCAATCGCTTTCTGCGAACTTTGGCAGGAATTCAGGTTCGCGCCGACAAGTTTCCCGGCCTCCAAGCATGGGCAAATGCGCGCCTACATGAGCGAACTCGGTCTGACCGACGAGCGCAATCGACTCTATGACGATAAGCAAAAAACCGACGACGGTTTTGCCTGATCGTGTGACCGCCTATGCAGAGGCGGTTGTTGCGGGGTCGATCATTGCAGGGCCGCATGTTCGCAATGCCTGCCAGCGGCACCTGGATGATCTGAAGCGCGACGACATCGCTTTCGACGCGGAAGAGGCTAACCGAATAATCGAAGGGTTTTTCGAGAAGCGCCTGAAACTTAGCGAAGGCCAGTTCGACGGCAAGCCCTTCAAGCTTCATCCTGCCCAGGACTTCATTGTAGGTTCGATATTCGGTTGGAAGCGGCTCGATAAGACGAGACGGTTCCGTCGTGCCTATATAGAGCAGGGGAAGGGCAATGGTAAGTCTCCGCTCGCTGGCGGGATAGGCTTGTGTGGCCTGCTCTACGATGGCGAAGCCGGCGCCGAAATCTACTCGGCCGGGGCAACTAAGGAGCAGGCAGGCATCCTTTTCCGCGATGCGGTCAAGATGGTAGACCAATCGCCAGACTTGGCAACCCGGATCAAGAAAAGCGGCAGCGAGGGCAAGGAATTCAACCTCGCATACCTGAAGAATGCATCGTTCTTCCGCCCGGTTTCGAGAGAAACCAAGAAGACCGGTTCTGGCCCAAGGCCGCATATGGCCTTGGTGGATGAGCTCCACGAGCACCCGGATTCAGGCATCATCGAAATGCTGGAGCGGGGATTCAAATTTCGCCGACAGCCATTACTGTTGATGATAACGAACTCGGGGAGCGATCGAACAAGCGCTTGCTGGGACGAGCACGAGCACGCAATCAAGGTTGCGGCAGGAAATCGAGACGCAAAGGACGAGGATGCTCACTATCTCGGTGAGCCGCTGGACGACACAACATTCAGCTATGTGTGCGGCCTGGATCTTGGGGATGATCCACTTACCGATCCGTCATGCTGGCAAAAGGCTAATCCACTTCTTGGGGTGACGATAACGGAGGAATACCTGGCTGGCGTCGTCAAGCAGGCCAAGGACATTCCCTCGAAGCTGAACAATATCCTTCGGCTTCATTTCTGTGTCTGGACCGATGCCGAAACGGCATGGATGACGCGCAAGGCTCTAGAGCCATGCATCAAAGAATTCGACAAGAACGCGCACCAAGGCAAGCCTGTTTGGATGGGTTGCGACCTTTCGCAGAATAAGGACATCACCGCACTCGCCTGTGTCGTCAAGACGGGTGAGATCGAGGTCGAAGCCATACGCGACGGCAAAATTCAGAAAGTCAGCAAGCCTACTTTCGACGCCTGGATCGAAGCGTGGACACCAGGCGACACAATCGCAGCTAGAGAATTGAAGGACAAGCAGCCCTATCAGGAATGGGTAAAGGCTGGGTTTCTCAATGCCCCAAAGGGCTTGAGCATCCGTTACGATCATGTGGCACAAGCCGTTGCTGAATACGTTCATGGCTATCGAGTGCAGTGCCTAGCTTATGACCGTTACGCTTTTCGGCGCGGGTTCGAACCCGAATGTGCAAAGTTGGGCATTTCGGTCGAGTTTGTTGAGCATCCACAGGGCGGCACCAAGAAGGGCGAGCCGAACCAGGCTATGCTCGATGCAGCCAAAGCAGCCAACCGGAAGGCTGAAGGGCTTTGGATGCCAGGCTCTGTCAGGATGCTCGAAGATGCGATCAGCGAGGGCCGGATACGGCTCTTGCGCAATCCGGTGCTGATCTCGGCCATGATGTCGGCTGTTACTGACGAAGATCGCTGGGGCAATTACTGGCTCGCCAAAGAGCGGGCAACGAACAAGATCGACTGTGCGGTTGCGCTCTGCATGGCCGTGGGTGCTGCCCATGCCTACGAGGGTGCCCCTGCCAAGAAGTATCAGATGCTCGTCATCGGATAACTCATCCCCGCGACGGGATACGTCCCTAGCACCCCATGGGCCCCGGCCCATGAACCTTCACGATGAAGGAACCAACTCATGAACAGAGCCTATTCCGTATTGACGGTGAAAGCCGTCGATGAGGACCAGCGCGTCATTCGCGGCATGGCCACGACGCCGACACCGGATCGCATGGGCGATATCGTTGAACCGATGGGCGTCGAGTTCAAGAATCCTATGCCGCTTCTGTGGCAGCATCAGGCCGACAAGCCGGTTGGCACTGTGAACTTCGGCAAGCCCACCAAGAACGGCATCCCTTTCGAAGCCTCTCTTGCCCAGATCGATGAACCCGGCACGCTGAAGGACCGCATTGATGAGGCGTGGCAGTCGGTCAAGGCCGGACTGGTTCGGGCCGTCTCTATCGGCTTCCGCGCTCTCGAATATGCCTTCATCGAAGGAACCGGCGGCATCCGCTTCGAGAAATCCGAAGTGATGGAGCTTTCGCTTGTTACGATTCCGGCCAATGCCGAGGCCGTAATCACCACCATCAAATCGATCGACACTGAGGCCCGTGACGCCGCGGGCATCGTCGAAGATCGCCCCGAAATTCAGGACGACGCAACCGCCGCGACAGGCACATCCGTTCGCGTCGTCAAGCTGAATGATCCTGCCCGCGACGGGGCAAAGCCGTTCGTGATCCGCAAGATTCGACCCGGCTAGGTCCAATTCTAACCCGCCCTTGGACAAGGCGCCCGCCCGCGTCGTGACGACGCCGGCCTTCCCTTAGAAGGATGTCCCCAAATGGCAACCATTGCCGAACAGATCAGCGCGTATGAAGCAAAGCGCGCTGCCAACGTCGCCGCCATGAAGTCGATCATGGACAAGTCGGCTGACGAGGGTGCAACCCTCGATGCCGCCCAGCAGGAAGAATTCGACGGTCTCAACGACGAAAACGAGACCATCGAAAAGCACCTTGACCGCCTCCGCGTGATGGAGAAGGTCAATCGTGAGACCGCCCGTGAAGTCAGGGGCGCCAACGACCGCGAAGGTAACGAATCTCGTTCCTCGACGCGCGCTCCGGTCCAGATCAAGACCAACCTCCCCAAGGGCACCGGCTTCGTCCGCCTGATGGCATCGAAGTGGATGGGCCTCCAGGAGGGCCGCCCGGCCGCCGACATCGCCAAGGAGCGTTTCGCCGACACTCCTGATGTCGAAATGGTCCTTCGCAACGGCGTGAATGCCGTGAACTGGGTCCAGAAGGCCGCTGTTGCCGCCGGCAATACCACCGACTCGGCTTGGGCCGCTCCGCTAGTCGTCGCGCAGAACATGGCGAGCGAGTTCATCGAGTATCTCCGCCCGATGACCATCCTCGGCCGCATTCCTGGCCTCCGCAATGTGCCGTTCAACATCTCGGTTCCGCGTCAGTTGACCGAGACGACCGGCTATTGGGTTGGTCAGGGTGACGTAAAGCCTGTGTCGTCCGCGACCTTCGACACGGTGACGCTGGGCTTCAACAAGCTGGCTGCGATCTCGGTCATCACCGAAGAACTGGCCCGCTTCTCGTCGCCCTCGGCGGAAGCCACCGTGCGCGATTCGCTGGCGGCGGCCATCGTCTATCGTATGGATCGCGATCTTCTCGATCCGACGAAGGCGGCAGCGGCCGGTGTCAACCCTGCCTCGCTCACCTATGGCGTCTCGCCCACGACCGCGACTGGCACGACTGCCGATGCGTTCCGTGACGACTTCGGCACGATGATGAGCACCTACCTCCAGAACAACATGAGCACGCGCGGCGCCGTGCTTGTGATGACTGAGGATCAGGCCCTCAAGCTGTCCCTAATGGTGAATACCCTCGGCCAGCTGGAGTTCCCGAACCTCAGCTCGGACGGCGGCAATGTCCGTGGAACGCCGGTCATCACGTCGCAGAACGTCGTTGCCACGGGCGGTTCGCCGACCGATGGCTATCCGATCATCGCCATCCACGCTCCGTCGATCCTGGTCGCGGATGATGGCGGTGTCTCGATCGACATCAGCCGCGAAGCTTCGCTTCAGATGAACGACGCCCCGGACAGCCCGGAGACGGCCTCCACCGTCATGGTCTCGCTGTGGCAGCGCAATCTGCTTGGCATCAAGGCGGAGCGCTATGTCACCTGGACGAAGGGCCGCTCGGCTGCGGTTCAGTTCATCCAGAACGCCAAGTATCAGTAATCGTAGCGGGGAGGCCGGGAAACTGGCCTCCCCATTCTCATGGAGATCCCATGCCTCGCCTAGTCAGCAAGACAGACAAGTTGAAATACGGGAAGAACGTTTACCAATATGGTGAGGCGTTCGATGCCTCAGATCGCGATGCCGTTCTTCTGAAGAAGATCGGGCGTGCAACCGATGCACCCATTCAGCCGAAGATGATCAATCTGCCTCCGCAGGAGGCGCCGGCCGAGCCGGAAGCCCCTTTATCGAGCCTCTACCAGCGCCGCGATATGCGGGCGACGGATGGCCCGACTGGCGGGATGACACAGCCGTCATCGTCGCGTCGGGGCCGTCCGCGAAAAGAACAAATCTCGACCTCGCAAGAGGACGATGCCGAGCAATAGCAATCAAGGAAAACATCGAACTTTGTCCGTGGGCTGATGTTGTCTACGGATGTGATGCAGCCTGGTGGCGGCATCGCAATGGGTTGCCGGAGTTCTCCGGTCTCAAGATTTGCTATCGCAAGAACGGCCTTGAGGGCTTCCCTGAAATTCGCCGCGTCGGCATTCCGAACACCGGTCACGACAAGCTTGTATTCGAAGAGGCTGGCATTACTGGATCTGGCGGAAACTCTGGCTTCCAGGCTTTGAATCTCGCCCTTCAATGGGGCGCTAAAAAGGTGCTTCTCGTCGGCTTCGACATGACCGACGCATCAGGGGTTCATTGGTACGGCCGGAATAATTGGCGTGATGCCAACAACCCGAACGACAACAACTTCAAACGCTGGATAGCCGCCTTTGAGGGAACAGTGCCGGTCCTGAAACAACGCGGGATCGAGGTCATCAACTGCTCGCCGTTTTCGGCCCTCCAATGCTTCCCGAAAATGTCCATAGAGGACGCTCTTTGAAACAATCGATATGGATCGGCTTCGATCCGCGTGAGGCGGATGCTTTCGCGGTGGCGAGGCATTCGATCAACAGGCACTTGATCACGCCTATCCCGGTTCGCGGCGTGGTGTTGAGTGGTCTCCGTGCAGCCGGCCTCTACAATCGCCCTACGAGCCGCAGGGACGGGCGTTTATGGGATGAGATATCCGAAGCCCCAATGGCTACTGAATTCGCCTGTAGCCGCTTTCTGGTGCCTCATTTGGCCCAATCTGGCTGGGCTCTGTTCATGGACTGCGACATGTTGGTTCGCACGGATCTCATGAAGCTTTTTCAGCAGGCGGATTCGACAAAAGCTGTCCAGGTCGTCAAGCACAATCATCAGCCGTCCGAAGGCGTCAAGATGGATGGCCAGGCGCAAACCCGATACGCGCGGAAGAACTGGTCAAGCGTCATCCTCTGGAACGTCGACCACCCTGCGAACAAGGGGTTGACGACGGAACTGGTCAATTCCGTTCCCGGCCGTGACCTTCACCGCTTTTGCTGGCTCGAAGATGACCTGATCGGGGAATTGCATCCGAAATGGAATTGGCTCGTCGGCCATTCCGATCCCGAGATTGATCCGGCCATTGTCCACTTCACTGATGGCATTCCAACAATGCAGGGCTACGAGGATTCGGAATACGCAGACGAGTGGAGGGCAGAACTAGAGCGGTGGGCCGCCTGAATGGGCTGGGGTGATAATATCATGGCCACTGGCCTTGCCCGTGGCGCTCATGCCCGTGGCAAGAAAATCGCTTTCGGTGACGGGATCAAAATCCGCTGGGACCACCATTCGCATGAGGTCTTCAAGTGGAACCCTAACGTCGCCGCTCCGGGCCAAGAGCGCGATAGCAGCGTCGAATGGGTTCCGTTTTTCAAAGGCCATCGCATCTACAACCGCCAGGATGGTGATCGGTGGATCTGGAACA